AGATGCTGCAGTACCAGGCCGGCGGCGTGGCGATCACCCTCACCCGGGCGAGCGCCATCATCATGTACACCCTGACGCCGAGCGTCATCCAGTGGGAGCAGACCACCAGCCGGGTACACCGCATCGGGACCACGACCAACGTCAACATGCTGTACCTGATTGCGCAGCAGACGCAGGATGAGATCATGCACCTGGCCCTGCAGCGGGGAGCCAGCGCCGTGGATATGTGCCGGCTGCTGTTGAAGTACCTGAACCGTGTTGATGGGGTGGCCGCGTAATGGCCAACCCCCTCGACGCTCTGTACTTCAGAGAGCAGTTCGGGCGGCTGCTCCGACGCAAGGAGCGCGGCGCGGCCCAGGCGTTCCTGGTCGCCCCGTTCATGGAGAGCATGACTGACCGGGAGATGGCCAACATGGTGCTGGTCGTGCAGCAGAGCCTGTACCGCACGGTGGATTACGGCGACGTGTACTACGTCTCGGCTGACATGTGCGCCATGCTGCAGGAGTTGGTCGACCTGCACCTGAAGGATCGGACGCTGTTCCACTTCGACCAAGGGGATATCCCCAGCCTGACCGGCTTCGTTTACTTCGCTGGGCATATCCGCCTGCCCACCATGTACAGCCCGACGGGTACGCAGGATCTGCGGGCCATCCTCTGGGATCAGTACGCAGTGGGTCCCATGCAGCACGGGGCGAACACGGTCATCCCAGGGGCTAAGCGGGAGGGGATCTACTTCAGCGGGACCGAGGGCAACCAGGAGATGGAGGTCAAGGGCAAGATCCTCTACACCGTGTGCGATACGCCCAATCAGGCGCAGCGGGATATGTACGGGCCCTGGAAGACACGCCATTGGATCCCTGCCGAGTTCGGAGTGCGGTTGGACTCCGACATGGTCAACTTCGCCAACACCCCGCCGGGTATCAGTTCACCCCTGACCCCCGAGGAGGAGGAGCAGGACAGACTCGACTCGACGGCGGCGATGCTGACTATCTTCAAGATCCTGACCGCCTGGTGCCGAGTCATTCAGACCGAGATCCCCGTGCGGCACGAGACGCCACGGGACTACGACAAGATCATGGTCAAGGAAGGCCGACCGCCGGCGGCGGTGAAGGTGACCCTGCTGCGGCGCTACTCCGAGACGCCCCCGCACGGGTTTGCCGAGGTCAACTGGGCCTACCGCTGGGAGGTCAAGGGTCACTACCGCAACCAGCGCGTCGGCCCAGGGCGGCAGTTCATCCGCAAGGTGTGGGTCAAGAAGTGCGTCAAGGGTCCCGCCGACAAGCCCCTGGTCGTGCGTGATAGTGTTACGGCATTGGTGCGTTGATGAGTCACGAGCAGAGTGCGGATCAACTCCGCGACTACCTGGCCCCTGACGAGTGGCTGTCCGCCGTGGCAGCCGTCAAGCGGGGGGATCGGGAAGGGTACGGCAACGTGGTGTTAGGTGCGTTGCGACGCATGTATCTGACGGGGCCCCCCGAGCAGCGAGAGTTCGCGGTCTCGATGACCCAGCCCACGACCCGAGCCGAGTGGGATGCCGCGTAACCCTGACTGCAGGCTGTGCCCCCTGGGGGGCACAGTCCTGACGACCAACGTGTGGGGCGAATGGTGGGGCCACGTGGAATACAGTGGGCCCAGCGTCATGGTCCTGGGCATGAACCCGGGTGGACGTGAGGACGCCGAGGGTCGACCGTTCGTCGGCCCGTCGGGGGCCCTGCTCAAGGAGGCGCTGACTCAGGCCGGGGTCAAGCGGGCCTACCTGACCAACGCGGCCAAGTGCTTCACCCCGGACCTGGATATGAGCCACGCTCGGGCCTGTGCCCCGTACCTGGAAGAGGAGATCGAGCGTGTCAAACCTGTTTTCATTCTGGCTCTTGGTAATGTCGCCGTGCAGCGACTGCTCGGGAAGGGCACCGTTGGGCAGGTATCAGGTAAGGAGATCTGGTCCGCTAAGTATCAAGCATGGGTACTGCCCGCATACCACCCGGCGGCGATCCTTCGAGATCGAGGTCGGGAGAACGCCTGGCGGGCTGACATCCACCGCTTTGGCCGACTTGTGCGCGGCGACCTCGCTCCGCCGCCCAATACCCCGCCGGTCCGTGTCGATCTGGTGTCGACTGGGGCCGGGCTTGCTGGCCTGGACCGCATACTTCGGTCAGAACCTAGCTTCAGCTACGACTTCGAGACCAACGTCGTCCCTGGTGGGTGGTGGCACCGAGACTTCCGTGCCTACTCCATAGCCTTCTCCTTCACGGGGGAAGAGGCGTACTGCCTGCCCATCGACCACCCCGAATGCCCCGACGACTGGACGGCGATGGTCTCCCGGTGGATGACCGAGCGGGCGACGCCGATCATGCGCGGCGAGGGTGACGGACGGCGTACCCGGCGCACCGTGCACAACGGGATGTTCGATGACCTGGTGTGGTTCCGGTTGACTGGGCGGCTCAGCCGCCCGACCGCCGACACCATGCTGATGCTGCAGTTGCTCGATGAGAACGCGCCGAAGAGTTTGAAGTGGGCAGGCCGGGCCCACCTGGGCTGGCCCGACTGGGACATCGACGCCCGCAAGCTGCACCCGATCATGGATCTCTACCCGTACAACGGGTACGACGCCGCCGCCACGGTGCTACTCCGGGACATCCTGCTGGATCGTATGACCGAGGAGCCGGTGCTCCTCCGCTACTTCAGCCGGCTGGAAATGCGGAAACTTCGGGCCCTCGAAAAACTCGTGGCTCGTGGCATCTACGTAGACCGCCAACGTGTGGCCCGCTTCTTCCGTCAGGCTCGTCGTGACCAGCGAAACGCAGACGCTCTCATACCGGTGGACAACCCCGCGAGCAATCTCCAGATTGCCCGGTGGCTGTACACGGAAAACAGCCTGCCCATAATCAAGGTAGGTAAGGTGCACCCGAGTACCGATGAGGCCACGATCAAGACGCTGGCCCAGCAGTTCCCAGAAGCGCGGCGCGTTCTCGATGCTCGTCGTCCACGCAAGAAGATAAGCACATACTTCCGACCCATCAACCGCATGACGCGGAATAGCTTCGATGGTCGCCTCCACCCGGATATGCGGACGACCAGTGTGGAGACTGGCAGGTTGGCTGGGTTCTTTCATACGACCCCCCGGGATACGAGCGTGCGCCCGATCTACACGGCTCCGCATGGGATGGTGTTGGTCCAGGCAGACTACCGCCAGATCGAGGCGCGCATCTGCGCCTGGATGGCGGCGGGCCGACCCGAGAACTGGGACGGCATGCCCAACGATACGATGCTGGGCATGTTCTTCGGGGGGCACGACATCTACGTTGACTTCGCCGCTCGGGCCCTGCGTAAGAGACCGGCTGACGTGACCAAGGACGAGCGCCAGATCATGGGTAAGGTGCCGGTGCTGGCACAGTTGTATGGCATCAGCCCCGAGGGTCTGCGCGAGTACGCCTGGAAGGCATTTGAAATCAACTGGACCGAGGGTCAGGCGCGTGCCCTGTGGTCGCTGTTCCGACAGCGCTACCCCGAGTTCCCCGCCTGGCACAGGCTGTCCGAGGCCAAGCTGATCCGCCGGGGCTATGTGTCCACGCCCATCGGGCGGACGCGCCGCCTGCCGAGCGCCACGTCGGGTCAGAAGGACGCCATCAGGGCGGGCATCAACGCCGAGCCGCAGTCCCTGGCATCTGACATCACGCAGCAGGCGATGATCATGCTGGACAGCATGGGGGCCCGCATCGTGGGCACCATCCACGATGCCCTGCTGGTCGAGGTCCAACTCAGCCGGGCACGTGAGGCGTGTGAGCGCATCAGACAAACCATGCTTGCTGCGCCGGCTCAATTGAAGGCGCTCGGGCTGTGGCTGCCAGACGGTTTGATTGATGTCGAGATTACCGCTGGCCCGTGGGGCGTGGGCAGGGTTATACCACCTGCTTAGCCGGCCTCTGATTGAGGCCGACTTGACAACCGAAAAGCCGTTGTGCCATCATGTCGTTGCTCGTTGCCGCCGCCGTTGATGTTGCAGGATAGGTCCCGAGCAGAGAGGAATAAGCATGGACATATCGTTGTCCACGACTGCATTCTCGGATGCTGCTCGGTGCCTCAAGAGGTACGAGTACCGCTGGGTCGAGGGTCTTGTGCTCAAGCCCCGCGACATTCGCCCCGCCATGCGACGGGGGGTGTGGATCCACCGCTGCCTGCAGATCGCTGACGAGGGCGGCATCTGGCCCCTGGAGCTACAGCGCATGGCCGAGTGGGCCATCGGCCACGAGGTGGATCAGGCCACCGTCGAGACCCTCGTGCAGGAGACGCACGAGTTGGTCACCGACTACCTGGCCTACTGGCAGGGGCACGAAGAGAACCCCGGCCCGTGGACCACGGAGGGCACCGAGGTCAAGGTGGAATGGGAGCCCCGCCCAGGGACCCTGCTGACCAGCACCATCGACTGCCTCAAGCGTGACCGTAACGGCAAGCTCTGGATCTGGGAGCGTAAGACGACGCAGGACATCCCGGATTCGGACTGGCGCAACGTGGATCCGCAGACCATGCTGCAGTACATCGAGGCCCGCAACGCCGGGCTCGACGTGTCGGGCATCGTCTTCGACTACATCAGCACCCGGCCTGCCGCCAAGCTACGGGTGACCAAGGCGGGGGGCCTCTACGCTGGGGACGAGGAGCGGGCCACACGCGGCAGGCAGTGGGCTCCCGTCGAGCAGGAACTGCGGGCCAAGGGGGCTGCCGAGAGCTACATCAACGAGATGCGCTCCCGTGTGGTCAGTGAAGGCCAGTGGTTCCAGCGCTACTACACGCTGCGGCCTGACGATAACGCCCGGTTGACCCTGTACGACGTGGCGACCGTGCTCAAGCACGTCGGTCACGCCAGGGAGAAGGGCTACTACGCCCGGTCCATCAACCTGCTCGACTGCCGCATGTTCTGCCCCTACGGCAAGCTGTGCTTCAGGGAGTACCAGATGGGCCGACCATCCCCCGCCTTACGTGAGGAGTACGTGACCGCCCGGACTGATGACCTGTACTCGGAAGGGAGATCTGACTGGTGAGCATTGTCGATCTCTTCGTTCCCGCCGACAAGATCTCGGCCCTGACCCACGTCAGGATGGGGATCTACGGCCCGAACGGGGTGGGCAAGACCACCTTCGCCAGCACGATCCCGGACACGGAGCGGGTGCTGTTCGTCAGTGTCGATGACGAGAGCATCCGCCCGGTGTCCAGGCTCAAGCATGTGCGGGTCGTCAAGCTGCGCAAGTGGAACGACTTGCTGATTATCTACCAGGCCCTGGCCCACCCCACCAACAAGATCACGGTGGTGGTCTGGGACACGTGGTCCAGGGTGCAAGACCTGGCTGTCGGCAAGGTCTGCAACTACGAGCCCGCCGACCCGGCGAAGCTCACGCAGTACATCAACTCGATCCCCAAGAACCCGCACGACTGGCGGGGCTGGGGTCAGGTCGGGGCCCTCTGCTCCGAGTGGCAGCGCAACTTCAACATGCTGCCGGTGCACATGCTGTACCTGATGCAGGAACAGGATCGTGTCCGCGAAGTCGAAGAGGACGTGCGCACTGGGCCACGGCTGACACCCGAGGCGCTCAAGGGGATCCGCGATTCCCTGGAGATCCTGGGTCGGCTGTACGTGGACCTGCAGGCCCCCGAGGTCAGGACGAACGGCGATGCGCCGTTGCCGCCCGCCCTGGATCTGCTGGCCACCCCGGCCCAGCAGAGCGCCCGCATTGAACCAAACGTCAAGGAGGTACGCAAGCTGTTCATCGGTCAGCACGACCGATACATCGCCAAGGGACCGACGCATCTACTCGGACGGGTCGTGCTCGATCCCACCTGGGACAAGATCGTGCCGCCTGTCATGGCACAGGGGGCCTGATGGCCGAGCCCATTATCACGGCATCTGAACCGGTGGTGGTCACCCTCACCGGGGAGTGGCAGAGCGGAAGCTCCCAGATGCACGTCACGATCAACTTCTCCGCTGCCAATCTGGACGAGGCCCTGGTGCTGGTGAAGCGCGCCACGGATGGGGCTCCGTTGTTCAAGAACCCGCTTGAGGAGGGTGAAATCTAATGCCTGGTTTCCAGGGGTTCACGTTCGATGACTCGGTCACGAGGACCGAGGCGGGCCGCGCCCGCGTACCCGAGGGGTACTACCTGGTCGAGTGCGAGGGCATGGAGCCCACCGCCGAGGACTTCCAGAAGACGGCCGGGATCTGGAACAAGATCCGTATCGTGCAGGGTCCCGACTCCGCCCCCGGACTGGGCGTCGGCGGTCGGCTGCGCGACTTCAACGCCGTCGGCAAGACCGACGCCCAGTTCGGTCTGGGCCAGACCCTGGGGGCCTACGGTCAGGCTGATGTGGCCAAGGCCCTGGCGGGCCGCGCCATCCCCAGCTACCAGCACTTCCAGCAGTTGGCCAACGCCCTGAGCCAGCGCTGCACCGGGCGGCGGGCCGTCGCCCTGATCGCCGACCAGCAGGGTCAGACCCGCCCGTTCTCGGGGGTCGAGGAGCTTCACCCCGAGAGTGACTGGGCCACGTACCGCCAGGCCCAGGTGCTGGGTGGTGGCGGCGGGGCCCCGAACGGGGTGCCTGCTCGGCCTGCGCCGGGCGGTCTGTCGGGTGGGGCGGCTGCCGTCGCAGCGGACGCCGATCTGTTCGCGGATCTGGACTCGGCCATCTAGTGACGGCCGAGGCCACGCTGCGGGAAGCGGTGCTCAAGCGCATCCGCGAGGACTACCCCCGACGCACAAGTGGGGTGCTGGTCTTCGGTCGTCCCGCCAGCGGTGCCACGGGCCCCGGCCACCCCGACCTGTTCGGGGTGGTCGTCGGCCGGTTCATCGCGCTTGAGATCAAGGTTCTGAAATCCAAACCCACTGACCTGCAGGTCCAGCGCATCAAGGACTTGCGTCAGGCTGGGGCCTATGCCTGGATCGTGCGCACCCCGCTCGAAGCGACACGTGCCGTGTACCAGGCCAAGCTAGGAGTACACAGGGTTATGCCCGACGACGCCATTGACTTTGACGACTGGTTCAAGGAGATCATCTCCACGACCCCGTCCGCCACCACCGGTACCCCGATTGACAGCACTCCGATGAGTACCAGCATCGCTGACCAGGCTGCGCCCAGCACCGAGGCCGACGCGGTCTCCCTGGACGAGGCCACCGACCTGGCAGCGGAAGCCGCCGCGCAGCCCACGGTCGAGGCCGAGCGCCCCCGCCGGGGCCGCAGGCCCAAGGTCGATCCACGGGTGGCCAAGGGTGAGGCCGAGGTTGCTGCCCTGGAGGAGTTGCCCAGCTTCGACCTGGGCCCGACGGCGGACGATCTGGCGCAGGCCGAGCCTGACCCGGACGCAAGCTCCCTGATCGAGGTCATGAAGACCATCGGCGACCGGGTCACTATGGTCTTCGAGGCCATCACCCGTATGGAGATCCGCCTGGACAAGCTACAGGCGGACTTCAATACCTTGCTGGAGGACGAGGACTAGAAGGCCGGTCTAGCCATCGGCTCCCCCAGGGGGGCCGATGGCGCACTCTCGGGTGGGCTGATCGTCACCACGCCCGTGCGCCAGTCGATATTCACTGGCGCGTTCTCACTCTCGGGCAGCGTCGCCCCCTGCTCCTCGCACGCCTCAGCTAGAGCATCCCGTAACTGGTTTTGGGCAAGCTGCACACTCTGGGTGGCCAGGTTGGCGATCTGCTGCATGCCTTCCACTCTGGCGTGCAGTCTGGCTAGCCGGCGAATCACGGGTTGGGAGAGGGACACCTCCCGGGCGGCGGTCACGAGTCCGTTGTCAGGCATGGGCCTATCCTACTGCCTGTAGTCAGGCGTCGGGATGAAGATGCCAATGAACTCGTGCCTGCTGACATACGGTCCGCCGCCGGACCACATCTGGATTTTGATCTGCGTGCCCGCCCCCCACAGGCCACGCGTCGAGATCTGGATCGTCGCTGACCTGACCGTGTCCATGTAGAC